AGACATTTGCTGCTATCTTTAACGTGGGTTTTGTGTCGCTGATTAAGACTGGCTTATACTGGGAGACAGACAATGATTAGTAGTGAATGGAGAAGACTGGTGAAAGAGCATGAAGACTTTAAGGAAAAGGTACTGGCGGAGCATACAACAGAGGACATCGTACAGGAACCCTCACACTATGCACGATGGAAGATTGAACCGATAACCTACATCATGCGTAATGGCTTTGAGTTCTGGAGAGGTAACCTTATCAAGTACAGTAGCCGTGCAGGATACAAGCTATACGGCGGTAAGACACAGGTAGAAAGTGAGATCATTGACCTTGAGAAAGTTATCAGGTATGCAAACATGAGGATCAATCAGCTTAACGGAGAGGAGAAGTTGTAATGCAGTATGCTGTAATGATTGAGATAGATAAGGGTGAGTGGACTTACGTCTCAGAAGAAAACCCATTCACCATTTACTCATCACCTATGCTATTCAATAACAAAAAGGATGCCGAAAAAGAGGCAGCAAAATGGAATACTGGTGTTGTTGTTGAACGTGAGGGCTTGATACGTAGCTTCGATAAGAGTGAAGTTACCAGAGCTAAAGTACGGAACTACCTCAACAAGGAGCAGTGGTAGTGTATACCGTAGAGTTTGAGCACGATATAATAACTGTCATATCTCTTGATGAACACGACATCTTCAACGATATTGAGGTTACATTAACCGACAATGGTTCAGTTTTTATATCTCAGCACGACGACAGGCTCGATCATACAGAGATGTTGTTGATTAGTTATAAGCAACTGTTGGATATAGTTGCTGCAGTTAATAGCCCAGAGGGTATGTTCAGACTACAAAGAAGGAATTGGTAATGGAACTTTGGGTTGGGCTTATCATGTACTGCCTAGGTATCATGCTAGTCCTCGGTTTAGTTGAGCCTCTAGATGATGAACATGAAAATGCGCCTGTCAAATTAGCCTTGACATGGCCTATTGTTTCTGTCATTTATATCTGGGCTATATTAATGGATATGTTTTACGATGATGAAGACAGGAGATAACCCGCATCTTGCTTGCCCATTCGAAGAGTGTGGGTCAAGCGATGCATTTAATTGGAATGATGGAGGCTACGGCCACTGTCATTCATGTAGCAGATCGTACCCAGAGAGGGGCATGCCAGCCACCTTCCCTTGGGCAGCGACAGAGTACCCATTACCGGAGAGGAGAAATCCGATGGAGATCGCAGTTAAGAGTTCAACGTACAACAACATACGGGGCATTGACTCCGATGTGTGTGAGATGTACGGCATTCAGTTGCAGTTAGGGGAGGACGGTAAGCCAGTACGATACGCTTACAAGTATCCCCACACAGTTAAGTATCGTATGTTCAACGACAAGTCTAAGTCTTGGATCAAAGATCGTGGCGTTGGTATGAACATGCTGTTCGGCCCCGAGTTCAATGCCGGTTCAAGCAACCGTATTTACATTACCGAAGGTGAGTTTGATGCAGCCAGCCTGTACCAAATACTCGGTAAGACATTCCCAGTGAAGTCATTACCTAGTGCATCTATCGGAGAGAAATTCATCAAGCACAACCATGCTTATCTGTCGTCATTCAAAGAGCTTGTGTATGCAGGTGAGCTTGACGATGCTGGACGTAGGGCAGCTGACAAGTTGTACCAAGCCTTCCCAGATAAGTTCTACTATGTGCCGATGTCAAAGCATAAGGATGCCAATGAGTTCCTTGAAGCTGGTGACGGTAACGATCTCATGTGGGCTGCACGTAAGCCTCAGAGATACTCACCAGAGAACTTCTTCTGCTCTGATGCAGATGTGGAAGCGGCTATCCTTAACGAGAACCCTTACGAGTATGTACCTACTGGTCACGCTGGCCTTGACGAAAAGATCAGGGGTATGGTTAAGGGAGGTCTTACCTTTATCAAAGCTCCTCGTGGTATGGGTAAGACCGAAGTTGTACGGTTCTTTGAGACCGGGCTGTTGCGTGACGATGATACACGGATAGCACTACTGCACATGGAGGAGATGAAGTCCACTACCTACCGTGCTATGGCTACATACCACCTAGGTGTGAATGTCCGTACTAAAGATGATGCAAGGGAAGCAGGTATCAGTGAGGATGATGTGATCAAAGCTGCTCAGGCAGCAACTCAGGGTGAACGTACAGTTATCTTTGAGATGCGTGGTCACGATGATCCACTCAAGCTCTTGGACTATGTGAGGCTGTCTGCCTCTGTGTACGGTGCAGGGTTCATCTTTATTGACCACGTTCAACGACTTGCCTACCTGTCCAACACTGGTGTTGATGGTGCTACTAGCACACTGACTACACTTGGTTCACGTATGGCACAGCTAGCCAAGGAACTAAACATAGGTGTGATATTTATCTCACAGGTCAATGATGATGGACGTACAAAGTATGCAGCATCACTTGAAGAGGAAGCTATCATATGTATAAAGCTTGAGAGAGATGTTGAGTCTGAGGATGAGATACTTCAGAACACCACATCTTTCTTCATTGACAAGAACAGACCATTCGCTAAGTTGGGTAATGCTGGGTCACTGTACTACGATCCAGAGACTACGATCCTAACAGAAGATGCACCATACGAAGGGAGTGTAAGAGCAGCATGATAGTGTTTGATGTAGAAGCTGACAATCTTTTGGAAGATGCCACAAAGATACACTGCCTGTCTTATACATCTAATGGTGAGGACTACCACACTCTCTTTGACTACGGTGATATGCGTGAGTTGATCCTAAATCAGAAAGGTTTGATCGGGCATAACATTGTGCGTTATGATGCACCACTACTTGAAAAGATCTTAGGTATTAAGATCAAAGCTAGGTTGTTTGATACTCTACCTATGTCTTGGGTTCTAAACTACAACAGACCTAAGCATGGGCTTGAGTCCTTTGGCGAGGACTTTGGTATTGAGAAGCCGAAGGTAGATGACTGGGAAAATCTTTCTCGGGAAGTCTATGCTAATCGCTGTGTTGAAGATGTTAAAATCAACTGGGCTTTATGGAAGAACTTGTTGGGTAGATTCCTGTACGTCTACAACAACGACAAGAAGCTACTTGATAAGTTCTTTCGTTACCTTGAGTTTAAGATCTCTTGTGCAGCAGAAGCTGAGCTAACTGGTTGGAAGCTTGATGTAGATCTTGCTGCTCAGTGTGTTGATACACTGACCTCTGAGCAAGCAGAGAAAGTAGAAGAGCTTACGTCAGTCATGCCCAAACGTAGGGTTACCTCAGTCAAGAGAAAGCCAAAGGTCTGCTTCAAGCAGGATGGTAGTGTCTCGTCTCATGGTGAGCGGTGGTTCAACCTACTAAAAGATCAAGGCCTACCCCCACACTATGACGGGGAGGTTACAGTTACTAAGGGTTGGAACGAACCTAACCCAAACTCTTCCGAGCAAGTTAAAGATTGGTTATTTTCTTTAGGTTGGAATCCATGTACCTTTAAATACGACAAGAACAAAGATACAGGGGAAGAGAAGAAGATACCCCAAGTTCGTAAGAACGGTGAGCTAACTCAATCAGTCAAACTCCTCATTGACATTGACCCAGCTGTAGCCGTACTGGAAGGCCTGACTATCATTCAGCACAGGCTTTCTATCTTCAAGGGTTTTCTTGAGTGTGAACGTGATGGTTACGTTAAGGCAGAGATTGATGGCCTAACGAATACGCTTCGATTCAAACACAAGAAGCCCTTGGTTAATCTACCAGGTGTTGACAAACCCTGGGGTAAGGAGGTGCGTGGTTGCCTTGTAGCCCCAGAGGGTTACATCCTTTGTGGCGCAGACATGACCTCACTAGAGGACACTACTAAGCGTCACTACATGCAACCGTATGATCCAGCCTATGTGTTAGAGATGTCGCAGGATGGATTTGATCCACACCTTGACCTAGCAAAACATGCAGGTAGGATAAGTCAGAAAGATATTGACGACTACAATGATGGTAAACGTCCTGACATCAAAGCTCTACGCAAGAACTTTAAGGTGGTCAACTACTCTGCTACCTATGGAGTTGGATCACCCAAGCTATCCCGTGAGACTGGGATGCACATTGGTGAGGCTCAAGCTTTGTTGGATGCATACTGGGAACGTAACTGGTCAGTCAAAGCTTTTGCAGAGGATCAAAACATACGGAAAATAAATGGTGAGATGTGGGTACAGAATCCAGTAAGTAAGTTCTGGCATAGCCTACGTTATGAGAAGGATGTATTCTCTACACTTAACCAATCAACCGGGGCTTATTGCTTTGATAGATGGGTTGCAAACTACAGACTGAAGCGACCCAATATCATTGGACAGTTCCATGATGAGTCAATCAACTTAGTGAAAGAAGGAGAAGAAGATGTGCACAGCGAAGTTTTAAACTGGGCTATCAATAAACTTAACGAAGACTTGAAATTAAATGTTGACCTTGGTATTGATATACAATACGGTCATAAGTACAGTGACGTCCATTAGGAGATATAATATGGCTACACGTAAAGTTCAACTTGTTGGTATTGCAGAGTGGGCAAAAGTCTTTGCCACTAACCGTGATCTTACAGGTTATAAACCTTCACCAGCTGCAGAGGGCAGCTACGAAAAGTATAACGGTGCTTGCACCCTTAACTTAATTCTTGACGATGCAAACCTAGAGGCACTCCAATCTTCAGGTTCTCCAAAGAAACCAAAAGCTGATGCCGAAGGTAGGGGTTGGGTCGTTAAGTTGGACCGTAAGTTTGATACAGGTCAGGAGTTCTCAAGCGGAGCACCTGCAGTCACTCACTCGGACGGTACGCCTTGGGACTTAGATCGAGATGGTCTCATTGGCAATGGGTCTACAGTAGAAGTTATAGCTACTGTGTACGACATCCCAAAGTACGGCACCATTGGTACACGCCTTGACTCAGTTAAGGTTATTGACCATGTAGGTGTAGATGGTGGTGAGGTTCAAGTATTCTCAGCATCAAGCAAGCCAGCGGCAGTTTCGTCACCCGCAGCAGTAACAACACAAGACGAAGTAATGTTCTAACCTGTGGCCCCCTTCGGGGGGCTACCTTTTAAGGAGACGATATGAAAACGATTGATACTCTTATCCCAGACCTAGAAGAAGTTATCTATGGCAAAGGTGGTTGGAACGAAGCTATTGGCAACATGATGGGCGAAGCTATTGCAAGCTCTGCTAATTCAAGATTCAGCAAACCACAGGAACCAAGGGGCTATCTTTCCTTGTCGTCCATTGGCACCCCATGCAAACGTAAGCTATGGTATAGGATAAACAAACCCACAGTTAGTGAGCCACTAAGTGCTAGCATGTTGCTAAGATTCTTTTACGGCGACATGATTGAAGAACTTATTCTACACATGGTGATGGCATCAGGTCACTCAGTTGAGGGCATGCAAGAAAGATTGAATGTTCACGGCATACGTGGTCACAGGGATGCAGTCATTGACGGTATGACAGTTGACGTTAAGTCTGCTAGTCCATACTCATTTAAAAAATTCAAGAATGGTGAGCTTAGAGATAACGACCCCTTCGGTTATATCTCACAACTCTCATCTTATGTATACGCAGCAAAGGATGATCCACTCGTCACCGATAAAACGACTGGAGCATTCCTTGTTATTGATAAGGTAAGTGGAGAGGTTTGCTTAGATGTCTACGACTTTACTGAAGAACTTAAGACAAAAGAACAGGAGATGCTTGAAGCAAAGAGCTTGGTATCAGGCAGTATTCCAGCTGAACGTGTACCACCCGTACCTGCCAGCAAGTCTAGTCCTAATATGAAACTGGATAAGTCCTGCACCTTCTGTGACTTCAAGAAAGAGTGCTGGCCTAACCTGCGTATGTTCCAGTATTCCTATGGCATTGAGTACTTAACTCATGTTGAGAAGGTTCCTCAGGTAGAGGAAATCTTAAATGACTAGAGCAGCCAAGGCTAAGGGTCGTGGAGGTCAACAGGAAGTTCGGGATAAATTACTTGAAACCTTTCCAGAGTTTGAACCTGATGACATCAAGAGTACAACAATGGGTGACACTGGTGAAGACATCCAGCTGTCACCTGCAGCAAGGAAGAAGCTACCGATTACAATAGAAGTTAAGCGTAGAAAATCTTCTTTAAAAACTGTATATGGGTACTTGGATCAGGCCAGCAAACATGCTAAAGGTGAACCAGTGGTGTTCTTCAGATCAGATCGTATGCCCTGGGTTATTATGATTGGCATGGATCACTACATGGAACTCTTAAGGAATTGGAAAGATAAAGATGGAGATTAAAATCTGGGAGATACTCGAAGGTCCATTAGCGATTGAAGAGTTTGATAGTGATTACGATGCACCGGAAGGTGCTGAATATCTTCTTGTCTGCAAGGTAGAGATAGACGGTAAGCTGGAAGAAGATAACTTCTGGTTTGAAGAGTTCAATGATGCATATGAATGGGTCAAGTATTTTAGTAAGACTGCCCAGCCATTAATCATTGACACCGGACTAGACCCTGAGTATAACTAGGAGTTTCTGCTATGATATTCAGTATCAACTTGGTTATCTCAGTGGATGAAGATGCTAACTTCCTTGAGGCTTTCGGCAACAACGCAGAGGTCATAGCAGAGCAAGTTCAGTATGCTCTCTTTGATATTGACGACATTAAAGTACTGGAGTGTGAGGTAATGTATGATAAATGAAACTGATCTAGAAGCTTGGGACTACTACCAAGAAACAAATATCTATAAGGATATGACACTAAGCTCATATCAAAAGGCTGCTGCTGGTACTGCAATATATCCAATAGCACATGCCATAACCTACCCTGCCCTTGGCCTAGCTGGAGAAGCGGGTGAGGTAGCAAATAAAGTTAAGAAGATTATCCGTGACGGTAAGATGGATAAGGCTGCACTAGCCGCAGAGATTGGCGACTGCCTGTGGTACATAGCTGCTCTCTGTCGTGACCTGAATGTTGACATGGGTGACATAGCTAAGTCTAACTTAGAGAAACTTTACGGACGAAAACAACGTGGAACACTGCAAGGCAGTGGCGATAAACGATAACCAAACTGAGGGATATAAGATGACTAAATTGACTATTGACGACAAAGAATACGACACTGAGAACTTCACTGAGGATCAGCTTGGTATGCTGCGTGATATTGAAATGGCACAGAACGAAGTTAATCGTCTAGCCTACAGCCATCAAGTGATGGATGCCAGACGTCAAGCAGGTATTGCTTCTCTTACAGAGTCGCTTAATGCAGATAACCCTCAGTCAGAAATGGATGTGTAATGAGTAATCAATTACCTACAGACTATCAATCATTCATTCACAAGTCTCGTTACGCCAAGTACTATGATGGTACTGGCCGTGAGTCTTGGAGTGACACAGTAGATCGCTTCGCTACTAACATCATCAGTGATAGAGTAGATGCAGCAACTAGGACTCAGCTAGAGCAAGCTATACTGGGCCTGGAAGTTATGCCTTCAATGCGGTCATTGATGACAGCAGGTCCAGCCGCTGACCGTGATAACACCTGCATGTATAACTGCTCTTACCTACCCGTAGATGACCTTAAGTCCTTCGATGAGGCTATGTTTATCCTCCTCTGTGGTACTGGTGTCGGGTTCAGTGTCGAACGCCAGTTCATCAGCAAGCTCCCAGAAGTGCCGCAGCTGTTCGAGAGTGAGACGGTCGTTGTCGTTAAGGACAGTAAGGAAGGTTGGGCTAAGGCTCTGCGTCAAGTTATTGCACTCCTATACAGTGGGGAAATTCCTCGTTGGGATGTGACAAAGGTACGACCTGCTGGTGCACCTCTTAAAACATTTGGAGGTAGGGCTTCAGGTCCAGCACCTTTGGTTGACTTGTTTAACTTTACGATACAGACTTTCAAGGAAGCACAGGGACGTAAGCTATCTTCAGTTGAGTGTCATGACATCATGTGTAAGATCGGTGAGGTAGTTGTTGTAGGTGGTGTACGTAGATCAGCTATGATCTCTTTGTCTAACCTGTCAGATGACCGTATGCGCCACGCTAAGTCCGGCTCATGGTGGGAGAGCAATCCCCAACGTGCACTGGCTAATAACTCCGTAAGCTACACTGAGAAGCCTGACAGCTTGTCCTTCATGCGGGAGTGGATGGCGCTGGTTGAGTCAGGTTCAGGTGAACGTGGTATCTTCAATCGTCAAGCATCCAAGGTTCAAGCTGCAAAGAATGGTAGACGGGATGAAAACTATGAGTTCGGGACCAACCCGTGCAGCGAAAT